ATGGACCGGACCATCCGGCGGGATAGCGACGGTCAGATCAGGATTCACAACGACCTGTTTCGTACCAGGGAAGGCGCTAACCGCGGCTTCAACGGCTATTACACCTGGGCACGGTTCGGCTATGATGCCCCGCTCGCCTCGCATCATACCGAGCAGCTCCGCAATGCCACTGGGGCGATGGCGGAACACCGCGACGCAACCCGCATCAGCGACCTCATGGCGACCCAACACGGTCGCGCCTGGTGGAAGGACAAGGGGACCTGGACCCAGATGAGTTTTGATCTCGACAAGGGCAGTAAGTCGATGCGGACCCTGGACGCTTATCTGAAGCACCGCCAGGAGGGCGGTACACTAGAAAGTGGGGTTGGTATCAAAGCTTTTGCTCGCCAGGTTGAGAATGCTCATCGGATGGGCGTGCGTAGCATTGACACCAGCGCAGCCCGGTCATAGGAGCTTGAAGAAATGCCCGACGAATTTGATCTTAGCCCAGAGGATGAGGCTGCACTCGACAAGGCCAATGAACAAATTGCCCGCGAGGACCGCGAAGCGGCAGCCAAGAAAGCGCAGGAGGACGCGGCCAGGCACCAGCGCACCATCGACAAGGCGCGTGAGGCTGCGCGCAAGTCCCGCTGAGGTTCGCCCTGTTTCGATGTCGAAACGCTCCGCCCACATCCTGAAGGTCATGTCCAGCTCGCGGGACATGACCTGGCCAACTCCCCAGGGTTGGTTCGATTACCTCGACCTGGAGTTCGGTTTCACGCTCGATCCCTGCTGCGAGCATGAGACGGCCAAGTGCAAGAAGCATTACACCCCGGCCGAGGATGGTCTCCGCCAATCGTGGGAAGATGAGCGCGTCTTTATGAATCCGCCCTACGGGCGCGACCTCTCGGTCTGGATGAAGAAAGCCTACGAAGAGGCCCGGGACAACGGTGCCCTGGTTGTGTGTTTTGTACCGGCCCGGGTCGATACCGAATGGTGGCACCGCTATGCGGTGCAGGGCGAAGTTCGTTTCCCCAAGGGCCGCGTCAGGAATCCGAATCGGAGCAGTTGGCCCTTCCCTCTGGCGCTCGTGATTTTCCGACCCAAGCTTTGAGGTTCATCCCCATGTCTGACACCCCAACCCCCGAGGCCCCCGTGCCAGCAGAAACCACCGCTCTGACCGTGCTCGAACGCCAGGTCGAGGCCCTGACCGCGCAGATCTCGACCCTGACCAGCGAGCGTGATGAGTACCGTACGGCGCTCACGGATGTTGCCGCCGAGCGCGACAGCCTCAAGACCGCGCCGGAGGCATCGGCCCGGATCGCCGAGCTGGAAGCCTCGATCCGCGACCGCACGCACTTCGACAAGTTCGCCGAGCTGGCCAAGGGTGCGAAGGCCAAGGACAAGGCCCTCAAGCAGCTCTGGCGCGACGCCAAGGACCGGGGCTACGAGCTCGAGTCCGACGAGATCGACGAGAAGGCCCTCCAGACCGTCGTGGCGCAATTGCGGAGCGAGGTGGACTACGCATTCGACCCCGAGGAGACCGGCAACGTCACGGCGGCCAGGGAGGCCGCCAGGCCAACCTCACGGACCAAGTATGGGCTGGATATCGGTAGTGCAGCCGAGCCGGCCGGCGGCGGGCGAGCCAGCCGCAACCAGGGCGCCGACGGCACCATCGTCACTCAGGAGATGCGGGCCGACCCCAAGTTCATGCTCGATCCAAAGAATCGTGAGCTGATCCGCGACGCCGCGATCGGCGGGCGATTCCGCTAAGCGCAAAACAATGCCCGTGGGAGCGACCCACGGGCAAAGGCATGTCACCACCGTCCGCCGGTCGTGCTGTCAGCGGATGGTCCAGGCATTCTAGCACAAGGATGGCGCCCGTGGACATCGACCGCATTGACGCCGCGATTCGAGCCCACCGGCGCATCGTGCGGACCTATCGCAACCCCGGGCAAGCGCCCGAATGGCCTGAGGTGAGAGCCGACCTGGCAGCTGCCCGAGCATTCCTGGAGTCGCTCGAGTCTCGCACTGCCGACCAGTCGCTCAGCTATTTCAGAATTCGCCAGGCACTCGCAACAAGGAACTCCTCCCATGGCACGACAGATTGCTAACGCCGCGGCGGCACACGCCGCGCACAACGCCGCGCAGCAGCGGCAAGCAGCTTTCCACCAGCCCCAGAAACAAGCCCGTCCCGACCAGACCAGGGTGGGACCTTCGACGGGGTTCCCAACCACGCCGAGCGAGGCTCACAAGTTCGGCCCCGGCTCTGACGGCGGGGATTGCTCCAAGCTGCCCACGAACATCTGACCGGACAACTACCATGGCTAACGCGCAGACTCCGGATGGTGTTCTGTCCGGCAGCGGCTGGATGCAGCCACAGTCAAGCCAGTGGGTGATCATGACTGGCGGGAGAACAACGCTAGCGTCATTGCCCCGCTATGTGCTGTGCACGACAAGTGTACCTTGGCACCTGCACCTGCCCGCCGCGAGTTCCGTGCCGCCATTCGCCAGCTCCACAATCAAGAAAATCGACACCGGATCAAACGCGGTGACGATCAACCCGCAAGGCAATGACCTGATCGAAGGGAAATCCTTCTATCGTCTATCCATTCCGCTAGACTATTTCACACTGGTCTCGGATGGAACATCGAACTGGTATGTGGCCAGGGAGATTTATGGGTCATCGCTCACGTTGGTTCGCGGGATTGGCGTTTACGGCAATGTCCCATCCTCTGCCGTCACGCAGCCCGCGCTGTGCGTCACGCTGGCTGATGTCATCGCGGTCCTCGTAGGCTGCGGACTGTGCAACTAACGGAAACTGTCATGCCTGACTCGAATCTTCCCACCGGTGTGATCACGCCCAACCTGATGACTCCCGACGGCGTGCTGTCTGGCGGCGGCTGGATGCAACCTCCGCAGTTCAACACTCTCGTGGTGGATGGGATCGCACATCTGACGCTCAATAGTTCACACACCAATGTGCTGTGTGTTGGAGGAGACGGCGGTCCATCGGAAACTGAAAAGCTGATGTACCTGCCGCCGGCAGGCTCTGTGCCAGCAGGTTTCGCTTTCACGATCAGGCTGGTAGTGCCTATCGGCACCGCGTTCGATGTCAAGATCTATTGCGATCCAGGCAGCAGCAATGACCGGATCAATGCGGGTTACTGGTATACCCTGAGTGGTCCGCTGGCTTTTGTCACTTTGGTCTCTGATAGTGTAACCAGTTGGTACATCGCTGAGCATGGCACCGACGCTGTGTTTGCGCTGATGGGCGCTCTTGGCGTCTTCAACACGTTCTCTCCAGTCTCTCCGCCTGCACGATGCGTCACGTTGAGCGATGTCATCGCGGTCTTGTCAAGCTGCGGATTTTGCAACACACAGTAGTCTTACATGGAAGACCGAAACTACCATGCCCACCGCGCAGATTCCCGACGGCGTGCTGTCCGGCAACGGCTGGATGCAGCAGCAATCGCCATTGACAATAACCAGTGTCAGTGGACTTGACACTTCGACGGATGGCGGCCAAACAGGCTGGGCGACGCTAGGTGGTTTGTGCTCCTGTGCGCTGTGTGTGCCAGGAGTGGTTGATTTGACCTTGTACTTGCCTGCTGCCAGTTCGGTGCCGCCTGGTTTTGGTGTCACGATCATCCTGGCCCCCAACGGACCGACCCAGGTCTATGTCACCCCGCAAGGCAATGACCTGATCGAAGGGACGTCCAGCTTTACCTTATCCGACGCGTGGGGGCATATCGTAGTGATCTCTGATGGCTTCGCTAACTGGTGGCTGGTCAGCCAAACCCCGGGGGTAGTCGGCGGCAATTTCACGTTGGTTGGCGGCGTGGGCGCCTACAACACGCCACCGCCAACCACGCAGCCCGCGCTGTGCGTCACGCTGGCCGATGTGATTGCAGTCCTGCAGGGCTGCGGACTGTGCGCCGCAAGCTAAGGGTTGTCGGTTGTCGGTTCTCAGTTGTCCGAGAAAGCCGATCCCAACCGACAACTGTCAACTGTCAACTGTCAACCGACAACTGAAAGGAATCCCATGCCCGTCATCGTCACCCACGATCCCGTCAACGGCCTCACAGCCACAGCCACGACCGGCGCCCTCAACTGGCCGGCGATCCTGAAGGCGATCCTCGCCGCGCTTACCGCCGCGTTCGGTGGTTGAAGAAAGCACCGGCTCGAGGCGTCGCGAACCTTGGGCGCAGGTGGTGGTCACTCGGTCGGACCTGCCGTCCTGCCGACCGAACAGCCCACCCGTCACCGGCCGACGATACGGCCGGACTCTTTCCCAATTGGGTTTCCCGCGACCGCGTCAAACCGGCCCGGGTCTTTTTAGGAGTTAGCCTGTGGCTAACAATTTCGCAGCATTTTTCGAGACCCTGGTGGCCGGGGCCGACGAATACAACAAGGCCAAGGTCGGGCGCACCGCGCTGCTCGATGCCGTGTACAAGGATATCAAGCCGGAAGCCGCCCGCATCGGCAAGACGGTCGACGTCTACTTCCCCGACGTGGGACCGCTCCAGGCCATCAACAATGGCATCCTGACCGCGACCACGGTCAACCCGAATTACATCCCCCTGGTGTTCCAGACCCGCGCCGGGGCGGCCCTCCAGTTCCAGGACTTCGAGCAGTGGCAGACCGCGGTCGACCTGGCACAGAAGTTCTTCGACCCGCTCTACAAGCGGGCGCGTGAGTATTTGAACGGCCAGATCGCCGCCCTGATCACGCCCGCCAACTTCAACTCGAACGCTCCGATCATCAGCGCCACCCAGGGCGAGGTCGCGGTTGCCGACCAGCTCAGTGCGTGGAACATCCTGGCCGATCAGAAGGTTCCCCTCGAGGAGTCCGACAAGCTCCGCCTGATGGTGCACAACAATGTGTACCGCAAGATGCTCGGCGACTCCGCCTGGGTGCAGGAGAGCCTGGTTTCCGCGGCCATCGCGGCCGAGGCCAGGCAGTCCGCGAACCTGGCGCACGCGTTCAACTTCCAGCCGATCTGGGACCAGCAGATGCCGACGGCGACCGGGACCATCCTCTATGGTCAGGTCAGCATCACCTACAACAGCACCGCGGTCACCGGCCTCAACACCGCGTTTACCCAGCAGCTCACCGCCGGCACGTCCTACGTCACGTTCGGCAATGACGCGAGCAAGACGCTCTACCAGGTCTTGTCGATTCAGAGCGACACCGCCCTGACCCTGGGCGCCGTGATCAGCTCGACCACCCTGGCCAGCGGCTCGGTTACCACCAGCGCCCGCATCCAGACCTACCTCTCGGGCAGCGTCACCGTCACCGCGGGCAGTACCACGGTCAGCGGCCAGACCGGCGAGTTCACCAACCTCGTGGTTGGCCAGTGGCTGCAGTTCGCTGCCGACGCGACCAAGACCCCCTACCAGATCAGCGCCATCGCCAGCGGCACCAGCCTGACGATCTCTGCCCCGTACGCGCAGGCGACCGACAGCTCGCACGGTGCAACCGTGCTCTCCTACACGTCCCTGGCCCTGCACGAGTATGCGATTGCCCTGGCCCTGCGGCCGATCGCCACGCCCGACGAGGCCCGCAACGTCGTCGACGTGAGCTACATCGACCTGATGGGGATCCCCCTGCGGGTGATGGTGTCCTACGTCCACATCTATCAGGCCCTGTTCGTCACGGTCGACTTCGGCTACGCCCTCGGCGTCATCCGTCCCGACTTCGGCGTGATCATCTCCTCGTGAAAGGGGCAAAACCATGCAACTCGGAATCGTCGGGGGCGAGCCCATCGGCTCAGCTCTCACACCCAAGCAGGGCTTTCGTCCAGTTGGCCTACCGGCACCTGGCGGCTGGGGGATTGCTCCCAGCCCGGTGGAGGCGATCGCTGCTCAGGTCACTGTCACCACGGCGGCAACGCTTGACTGGTCGCAATATGGTGTCTTCCAATTCTTGCTGACCGCCAGCAACGCCCTGGCTCCGACCTTCGTCAACGTGAGTGTCGGCCAGACGATCTTCATGCTGCTCAAGCAGCCCGCCTCCGGCGCCGGCACGCTCACGCTGCCCACCGGCACCATCCTTGCGGGCACGGCGGCGGCCACAATCACCCTGGGCTGCGCCAGCACGGTCAACGGCATTGACATTGTCCGCATCACCTGCACCGCTCCAGGCGTCTACATCGCCACTCAAAACTGAAATGCAAGTTGTCGGTTGTCGGTTGTCAGTTGTCGGTGGAGACGATGCGGTCTGTTCCGACAACTGACAACCGACAACTGACAACTTTCCGAAAGGAATGCGAAATGATTCTCTCGAACACGGTGGCGACGTCGGTCGTTCTGAACGGCGCCACAGTCACAGCCAACACACCCGCGGATGAAGCGGCGCCGCGCGGGTTCATGCCCGCGAGCACTGGCCAGTCCTGGGTTGCTCTGCCCGGTCCGACTGTTGCCGCCGTGGCCGTGGCCACCCCAGCATCGGCCGGCACCGCGACCTTCGATTGGTCGCAGGGCAGTTATTTCACCTGGACGCCTTACGGCGGCTCGTGCACGGTGGCGTTTACCAACGTGTCGGTCGGCCAGGTAATTTTCATTCGCACGACCGCCGCGGGGTCGGCCAGCGTGACACTGCCATCGACGATCACGTGGTACACCGGCAGCGGCGGCGCCGCACCTTCGTTTGCATCCAAGGCGTCCATCGTCATGTTGGTTTGCACGGGTGTCGGCACATACGACGCCGCGACCATCGCCATCCAGACTTGATCTTCACTCGCGCACGCATCGCGTGCTACTAGCAGGGGCGCCTGGGGGACCTCCACCCCGGGAGGCTCTGCTTTCTCGAGGTCGCCATGTACCCAAACGTTTCAATCCAGAGCCCCGCCTATGACCTGTATGGCAACGCGCTGGAGGTCTCGCCCGTGGTCAACCGCGGGACGGCCGGCTCGCTCGCGCCCGGGCAGTCGCTGTTCACCGCCACGATCAGGGAGAACGCAGGGTCGAGCAGCACGCTGACCTTTCCCCTGTTCACTGTCCCTGCCGATGGATGCTGGTACCTCTCTGATTTGCAGGCGACCGGGGCGGCTATCGCGGCCAACGCGGAACTGGTCCTCTCGGTCCAGGCCGGCACGATCGTCATTGCGCAATCCAGCCTGGGACCCACCTCGCCAATCGCCGTTTCTTTCGAGACCCAGCCGATGGTCCCACCGGGCACGGTCGTGAACGTCGTGGTCACGAATGCAGCGGCAACCACGCCCGCATTCGCCATGTTCGTTGCGGGATTCTATCAACAGTTTGGCTACTAGAGGACACCATGCCGATTACCCTCAGTCCGGTTGCCGGGGACGCGGTGAACTCGCCTGCGCTGCGCGTCAACTACCAGGTCCAGGATTCCTACGTCGCGACTGCAATCCAGGGCGTGTACGTGCCGGCCATGCTGGCGAAGACACCGCCGATCATGCAGACCCCGATCACATTCTCGGCGACGGTCGCGGCATCAGGCACGAGCCCAGGCTACCCCAACGTGCCGGGCTCGGGTACCAACTACTGGATCTTGTACCTGACCATCTCTGGCGGAGTGGCAACTGTGGTCACCGCGACGGGAACCACCAGCGTGGCCGCCCTGGTGAACGCCATGCCCGCAGGCGCCGTTTTGATCCTCACGCAGGCGGTCCCAACCGGTTCCCCAGCGTCACCCGCGCAATGGCCAGTCATCTCCTTCCCCTGGCTCGGCACCGTCGCACCAATCTGAGCAGTTGTCGGTTCTTTGTCTCGCTGCGCTCGACGGTTCTCAGTTGTCAGAGAATTCGTCCCCACCGACAACTGACAACCGACAACTGACAACTTGAGTCCCCACCGACAACTGACAACTGACAACTGACAACTTGAGTCCCGAAGGGACGAATATGGCTTCCTACATTCCCACGCTCTGTCTGGCCGGCTTCAACACGGCCAAGATCAACGTCGGTTCCGACACGTTCAAGCTTGCGCTGGGAACGGGCACGGTGCCGACCGCCAACCGCGACAGCGCCAACGAGTATTTCGCGGGCTCGGATTTCACCGAGGCGACCGGCACGGGCTACACGGCCGGCGGCAACACGGTGACCCTGGCCGGTGCTCAGTACACCACGGGCGGCGTGCATCAGTACGCCGTTGCCAACAATGCGCTCTCATCCTCCTGGACCGCCGCGACGCTCACGAGCGTGACCTACGCGTATCTCTACGACACGACCGCGAGTCCGAAGTACGCAATCTGCGTGTGGGACTTCGGCGGGGCGCAGAGCGTGACGGCCAACACGTTCTCGGTCAACTTCACCGACACGACGCCGAATTACCGAGTCTGGTACTGGAGCGTCACATGACCTGTGCCATCTGCGATGGCAACGAGACG